CAACACCAACACCAACGATGTTGTCAGCAGGAAGTAAATCTACTTCTCCACCTGTTTTTAATAATGATATATAACCCATTTTCTTAAATTTTTAAATGTTAATAATTAATTATGCTCCTTTGAATAACACGAAGTTATTAGCGGCTTGTGTAACTAAACATCTTTCAGATAAGAAATTGACTCTCATTGTATCAAGATCAGAAGTGTAAGCACCTCCAACTGAACCAGTGATCCAAGCTTTGAATCTTCTATCTTCAGTTTCAGAAGCTCTAAATCTTACGTGTAAGAAAGGTCTTCTAATATTTGATCCTAACATTTGATCGTATACTGTAGATGTACCAGCTGGTATCATAACGCCATCAATAGCACTAGACATACCTCTTGTAGTAGCATCGTTTAAGTATTTCCAATCAGTCTTATAGAAGTCATAAGAACCTCTTCTAAAACCTGAAAAACCAAAATTCATAGCCATTTCAGCTTCATTGTCAAATAAACCGTAAGAAGCAGACTGAGTAGATGGATATCCACCACCAGCTTGTGCACCGATCATATCATCAAAATCAAGAGCAGTAGCTCTAGATAAGAATAACATGTTTTCTTCAATAGCACCTTGCTTATCTAATTGCTTTAAGATCTCATCGAAATCTCCTAATGCACCTGAACCAGGAGCAGCAGCGCCAGCAAAACCAGAATATACATTACCTCTTGATTCTATAGCAGCAAATAAACCTTCAGTACCTTTAATCTTAGAACCATTTGCTCCTGTTGGACCAAATCCTGTTCCAAAAAGACCAGCGTTTGCGTTAAGTTCACCTTCAACCATTGCCATCTCTAAGTAATCTTCAAATCTTAATCTTGTTTCAGACTCAGCTTTTAGATACCATAAGTATCCTGATGTACCATCTTCAGTAGCAACTTCGATCCAGCCAATTTGTGCTGTATCAGAACCACTTAATTCATAATTATCTTTAAGGATAATTGGTGAATTAGCAAAAGTAGTTACATTAGGCTCTATAGCTTGCTTCATTCCATCACTTCCTTTAGGAAATTCAGAACCGTAAACGAATAAACTATTAGTTCCAGTTGCGTTAGTTAAAGCAGCTCCTTCATAAGCGTGACATTCTAATGTATAACCATCAGTAGTACCGTTATCAGTGTTACTTAATACTAAAGCTTTAAGAGTTACTAAACCTGTAGAATTATCAGAAATTAAAATTGTGTTACCAACTCTAATACCTGAAGTGTCTGGGTTGTTAGCACCTTTAGTTATTGTTACTCTAAATTTAGGAAACGCTTTACCACCAGCTGCAACAGCAACTGTATCATAAGCTACGTGTAATCTATTTTGTTCAGTCCAAATTACTTGATCTGAAGTCATAGGCATTTCAGCTCCTACCATTCTCAAGAAACCAGACAAAGTCCTATTTCCGTATCTTTCTACCTCTTGCTCATAAAGCTCTGGTAGATATTGTTGTGCCCATTGTCCACCTGCTACGCTTTGAAAGTCTATGTAATTGTCTTGGACAACTACCTGACTTGGCATAGGTGTAATTGAGGCAGGAAACGCACCGTTTCCACCTGGGTTTGTTACAAAACTCATATTTTGTTTTTTATGTTATTATGATTTTTTTTTAATTGTCAACTTAGTAGCATCAGCTCCTGTGACAGCTCTTACTTTCCAACCGTTGGGCATAGACTCGCTATTAGCCATTGGTTTTGGATCTGTATTAATGTTTTTAGATTTAGCTATAATATTTTTAGTAGCATCAGCTTTGCCTTGCTCATAAAAATGTTGTGCTAATCTATCTGCATTTCTAGCAGCGTAAATAGCTTTATGATATCCATCTAAGTCTACTATGTTTCCTGTATCATCAGTAAATTTACTAATAACTTTAGAAACATCAGACTGAGCGCTAATCATATCACTAGGATTCGAAACTGTATATCTAAACGCTTTTTCCCCTACGTTAAATTCAAAACCTTTGAATTTTTTCTCGAAGAAGTCTTTAGTGTTGTTTACAAATTCAGTTCTTTTCTCCTGTATGAACTGCTGTTCTTGGTTGTATTGTTGGAAAAACTCCGTAGCTTTTTTCTGCTCATTAGTAACAGATGGCCTCAACTTGATTTCATCATAATATTTACCTTTCATTTGCTCTAAAAAGTTCTTGGCTTTAGCAACCTCTTCTTTGTACGCTAACTTTTGCTTACGTACAAATCTTTCTTCGTCCGCATCTTCATCAAATTTAAAATTATCTTCCATTACGAATCCAATTTCTTCATCATTAAGATGTGGTCTAGTTTTTTTATAATATTCTTTAACAATTAGGTCATCATCAAATTTACTGTAATCCTTATTTAAAGTTACGTAATCTTCAACATTGCCACCTGTTTCTTTCATGAAGTTAACTAACTTCTCTATATTTTCTGGTAATTGAACACCTGTTACTTTTTCATCTCTAATAGCTTCATTTGCTTTTTTATGTAGTAACTGTGCTTCTTTAGTAGTTGGTGTTTCATTAATTATAGTTACCTCTTTTTTCTCGTCATTGTTTGGTTTTTCTTCAATGGTAAGTTCTTCAAGTTTTGTTTCGGGTTCTCTTTCCTCCACTTTTTCCACATCTTCGGTTTGTTTAGTTTCATCCACGACGATTGTTTTTTGCTCTTGAACGGCATCTTTTTCTTTTTTAGTTAAATCTACTTTTGCTACTTTATTTGCAGGTGCTAATTTTTTTGGCCTACCTGCTTTTCTTTTCATTTTAAATTCTCCTTCTTGAGGAACTTTTTTTTCATTTGACATAATATAATATAATATAAATTAATAAAAATACTACAATCCTTGTGGTAGTATGTTATCCATTGGATCTTGTAAACCTTCAATTGACGATGGATCCTCAAAGTCTATTGCATCTAATTTATTTTGTTTTTGATTAGCTATAGCACTTTGTTGAGTACCAACAATTCTAGCTCTCTTATCTTTACGTTCTTCTATTTGTTTTTCTCTATCAGATTCTAAACCTAGTTTTTGTTCTCCTAATTCTTTATTGTAGGTAAATTCTAGTTCCATTAGCTCTCTTTTTATTTGAGCTTCAACTCTCATTCTTTCAATATCAAAACCTGATTTTCCTTTTTCAAATTTAAGTTTAGTATCTAATATAGCTTGTTGCTTTTGAACTTCTGCCATAGCAGCAGCGTTACTAGCTTGTGCATTAGCTTGTCCTTGAGCAGCAATGTTAGCTTGAGATGCTGCTTGTTCAGCTTCAGAAGCTTTCTTTCTTTTTAGCTTAATCATTTGATTAGCTAACTTAAGATTGTTTATTTGCCTAATATCTATAGCGTCTTCTAAGTTTATACTACCACTTTGTAAAGCAGTCTGTATGTTCATCTCTAATTGTTCCTTTTCTTGCTCATCAGGTACTAAATCCATAAATAAACCAAAATCATATAAATGTATTTCAGAAAGATCTTGAAGTTGACCAACATTCCAAGTAGATATACTATTCTTTAAAGCTTCTTCAGTTAACTCAAACTCTATACTATCTGCAGTTCTTAATACTATATTTTCACAAGTTCTAACAGTTAAATATAAATAACTATTTAATATGTGTTTAGTAGCTGTGTTTGATGCTGCAGCTGCTAATTTTTGTAAACCAACTAGCGAATCTGAATTAGGAACACTTCCGTCTCTAGCTTCATTAAGTCCAGTAACATCTCTAATCATTTGTAAATAATATTGATAAGTACTTATTAATGAATTAATTTTATTACCACCATCACTTTTAACTAATTCTTGAATTGGAACTTTTCCTGGGTTTTGATCACCCTCTGTAGTCATAGATCTACCTAATATACTTCCTGTTTGAAAGTACATGTTTAAAGCTTCTTTAGCGTTATAATTAGTACCATTACCTAAATCAATCTCGGCTAAACCATCCACATCTAAATAAACACCATCAGGTATTATTTTTGTTATTACTTGTTGAATTTTTAAATGAGTTAATTGTATCATATCAGCAAAACCCATCATTCTGCTAACTAAACTTTCTATTCTACCTTGATACATCTTAGGAGCACAGATGTTGTAGTTCATATTAACTTTAACTAAATTAGATTTTGGTCTAGTCATATTTTCAGCCATCTTCCATTCTAGCATCATGTCATAACCTAAAACTTTAGCGCCGCTATACAAAACTTCTATTGATCTAGAAACCCTATCAAAATTATCATTCTCTTCTGGATTAAAAGTATCAGGCTTTTCTAAAGCTTTTTCTAAACCTGTAGATGTTTTTTTAATTTTAAAAACTTGTTCACTATAGGTTTTATATTCAAAATATAATATGTATATGGCGTTACCATCTCTTCTACCATTAAAATTATATAAAAAATTGCTATTACCTTGATACTGCTGTAGTTTTTCTAATTCTTCATTATTTAAATTAGGAAATTCTTTTTTAGCCTCAGCTAAAGTAATTGCTTTAACTTCACCAACATACCAAAGATCTTCAAAGTTAGGATCTTCACTATAAGAATAAACCATCCTAGCTGGATCAACATAGTCAACGGTTACTCCTTCAGCTTTATTCCAGCTAGTTTTTACCGCACTCATACCTAGTATAACTAGATCTTCTATTAATCTTTTCTTAGTTAAATTAAATCTATTTAATTCTAGAGTATTATTAACTGCTTCTTCACAGGCTATTTCTGAAGCTTGTTTATAACTCAACTGCATGTGTAGGTCAAGCTCATCTTTGTTTTCAGGTAAAGATTGTGGATCATCTGTATTAAATAAGTCCATACCTAAAGTTTCTTGTATTTGACCTAAAAATTCCCTAGCTTGCATATCTCTCATTATATCTTCAGCATATTTAGATCTTTTTTGTCTAGACTCTGGATCTTGAGCAAATGCTTTTATATCATAAACCTTATCATCCATGCCATTGACAACTATATCTACAAACTTTGGTATTATAGGAACTGGTTTCCAGTCTAAATTAAGATAAGATAAATCACCATTTATAGATAATTCATCTTTATATTTTTGTACTGGTTGTTCAGCTCTAGCATATAACCTACGCATCCTAAAGTCATTAAAATTAGTATTGAATCTATTTTCAACACCAGATCTTGTTCCACTAAACCAATCACCTTCTATAGCCATTGCAACATTGCGGCCATAATCCATGCTTTGTTTAACTTCATCAGGTACAACCTGATCAGGAAAAGAGCTATAAGTGTTTGTAATCTTACTCATTTATTTTATTATTTGTGAAATAGATCCTTGATTATCGTATCTATGTATATCTAATTTTACTTTTGTTTTAATTGAAATAGCGTGTGGCCTATATTTATTCTTATTACAAGCCATGATAGCTAAGCCAGAACTAATTGAAGCATCGTATTTGGTTCTATTATTTATATTAAACCTAGCCCAATCGTCTAGTGTTCTTTGAAAATACATATTACCATGACCTGTTTCTATTTGTCCAACAAAGTTTTCTATATAATATTCTATAGCAGCTGCGTGAGCTTGCTTAATGTCTTCACTTGAATTAGGTATTCCACCTATTTCTCTTTCAGTCAATGAAAGTTTTGAATAAATCTTATCAGGTCTATTCATACTAAAACCTCTATAACCTCTACGTCTTAAATAATACAATAAACGAGGTTTATTATTCTCTGCTAATATTGGCATGCCGTAAAAAGCTAAAGCCATTAAAACGTCCTCAAAGAATATTTCAGCAGTAGGAGGTCTTGATACGTATTCTAAGAAAAATTGATTAACAGGAGAATCCTCCATGCTAAATTTAGTTAGTCCGTGTAATGCTCCTTTAGAACCTTTACCATCAACAGTACCGCTGATATCGTAAGAATCACAGCCAAAAGCTCCAATATGTTCGTTGCCTGGATATCGTACTCCATTTTTTATTATTATGTTATTTTGAATATTTACTGGAGGAACCCAAGAAACAAAAAATCTACCTTTATCATTTGGGTAAAAAGATACTTTCGTATCTACTATTCCATTATCCCAAGCGAAATTCCCTCTAGTTACGCTTATACTATTATTAAGCTCTTCGTTAAAATCTATTTGTTGATATATTCTTGTTAAATTAAACAAACTATCTTTAGTTTCATCTCTAAAGGCGTGTTTTGTAGTTCTTGGAAACTGTCTATAGTATTCGTTTAACGCATCTTGATCATGCTTTAATCCTTCAACTTCGTTTTCCCAGTGTTGGATAACTCCAGTTGTAATTGTCGAACCATCGATTGTTTTGACTGGACTTGATCCTGCAACAAAGATAGGTGATCCGAAAGTATCCATGAATCCTTCGTAGTTCCATTCCATAGGTATGAACAAGCTATAGAGTCCAGAAGCTGTTTGTCCGTTCTTATTTCTTTCATCAACGTCTGAATTGTAGTATAGTTTTTTGAAGTTATCTCCACCTTTATCTAATGCGTTTGAAGTTGAGCCCATCATACACTTGCCTACGATTCTTGATCCTAGCCTTAGTGTTGTTTTTGTAACTCGCCAATTGTTTAATATGTTGTCCGGTCTTTCC